ATGAAAGCATTCGAGGAAGACGTACTGCTCGCAGGATTCGCTGGTGCGCCAGTGAAACCCGAAGGCGAAGGTGTTGCATACGACCAGGGCGCAGAAAGCTATGTCGCAAGATATACGCATGAAACGATAGCCTTGGCATTTGCAATTACCGAGGAAGCTGAAGAAGATGGACTCTACGGCAGCCTTGGTAACAAATACGCACGAGCCCTTGCCCGTTCTCTCCAGCACACCAAGGAAGTTAAAGGTGCTGACATTATCAATAACGGATTCGACGCCGGTTTCCTTGGCGGCGACGGAGTACCGTTATTCTCGCTCTTGCATCCGCAGTTCGGTGGTGGCGTTCAGGCGAATACCCTGGCTACCGCTGCTGACCTGGCAGAGGCATCCCTTGAGCAGTCAGCGATCGATATCTCAGAGTTCGACGACGATCGTGGCATCCCGCTTGCAGCGCAGATCACGAAACTGATTATTCCTACGGAACTTCAGTTCGTGGCTACGCGCATCCTGATGTCACCTTATCGCACGAACACTGGCGATAACGACATCTCTGCTATCTACACTCTGGGCACAGTCGGTGATGGATTCTGCGTGAACCATCGTCTTACCGATCCAGATCAGTGGACGCTCAAGACGGATTGTCCGGATGGCCTGAAGCACTTTGTTCGTAAGAAGATCAGTCGTGGTATCGAAGGTGACTTCGAGACTGGCAACCTGCGTTACAAAGCTCGCGAGCGGTACAGCTACGGCTGGTCCGACTGGCGAGGTGCTTACGGCTCTCCAGGCGGAGCGTAAGAAGTAAGGTCACGGTCCTTAGACCGGCGTGACTTGAACGGGAAATCCCGGCTGTCTCCAACAGCCGGGTGATCCCTTTTGCAATAATTAACTGACCAGGGAAGGTCTTGCCCCTGTAAGGAGGGCTGTTATGAGTAAGCACACAATCACACATGCACCTAGAATCCTCGCTGGTGATGGAGTCGCATTAAATATGGGCGACGAAACTCACGGCATGAGCGATCAACTTGATAACGTCCAGCGCGGAATACGGCTCGCTGGGCTGGTTCATGAATCCCTCCAGGGAGGCAATACCGATACCCAAGCGTTCGCTCTAAACCAGCAACCATCCGCTGGTGGTCAACAGGATCTACTTCTCAATGGCAACGAAGTCGTTGATGGTGTCGGCATCATGACTGTTTGCAGTACAGTGACGATCACATCGTCTGCCAACGATTCAGCCAGGACGTTCACGATTATCGGTCGTGATGCTAACGGCAGACAGCAGGCCGAAGAAATTGCTGGTCCGAACACGACCACAAGCTCAGGCAATAAGACGTTCACCAAGATCGATCGGATCTTCGTCGATGCCGATGTAGCCGGTACTGTTTCGGTTGGTGAATCCGAAGCCAATCCTCGTGGACTGAGAAGGACAACGATGGATGTAGAGCAGAATTTCAGAACTCGCTCAGCCGCGCACATTCCTTTCGATTCTGGTGGTGGTATCGAAACTGCTGGCAGTTTTGGCAGCGGTGGAGGAACGCAAACTCCGACCAACACTGATCCTCGTGCGAGATATACGCCTGTCGATCAAACCGGAGATCTGGAGATAATATATTTAGCAGATCTCACCAAAGCTGGCATCGGAGAAAACTACATTGACTCTAGTCAATCTGCATTCTCCGCTATCTAACGCATAGGAGGGTTTTGTCATGAGACAAAATGTCTTACAAATTGACCCCTATGCAGCCGCCGATGCAGATGGTGTTTGTGCATCACAGACTCCAGCAGCCGGAGGTGAGCAGGCGCTATTGATAAATGGCGCTCTTGCATCTGGTGGAGCTGTTGTATTCGATACGGCTCGCCAGGTGGTGTTTGCTTTTGCTGCGGATGAGTCGGCCAGGAGATTCCTGGTCAGTGGCACCAGGTTTGATGGAAAGCAACTCGTCGAAGCGGTCGCCGGCACAGCAGCCGCAGCAACCACGGTGAATGCTTTTGCCACCGTCACCGAGATCCTGATCGATGGTGATTCGGCTGGAGCGATCACAGTTGGTACTGCTTTAATCGTATCGACTTCCTGGTTACCACTTGATTACATCATTGCGGACTTCAAGGTTGGCCTGGTGATTACGATCGGTGGTGCAACAGATGTCACCGTCGAGCTTACGCTGAGCAATCTTCTGTCATCCAGGGGCAACTTCCCCAAACCGACGAGGAATGCCTGGTATGGCTCGAAGTTCGATGTGGTCTATCCGGTAGTGAATCCGATCGATCACGATACGATGGTGAATGTCGCGGCTGATGAGTCAGGCAATATCGCTTTCCCGGCGACCGCTGTGCGTCTCACCTCGAATGCGGTAGTCGTGACTACTCCAGTCTTGATGGAGGTCTTGCAGGCCGGTCATAGGGGAGGTTAATCATGTCAGTTACGGGCACGTACATACTTGACCCGGTTCTGGCTGATTACACCGACGAAGCGGTTGAGAGAGCTGGTCTCGATCTCCAGGAGATCACAGGCCAGCATCTCATCTCGATCCGTCGATCGGTTGGATTCGTGTTGTCACGATGGTCAAACAAGGGCGGTCGTCAGTGGACGTTCGAGCAAGTTGATCATCTGACGACTGCTGGTGAGATCGAGTTCGATCTGCCGGTAGGGACAATCCAGGTGCAGACCGCTGTGCTGCGTCGTAGTACGGGGCAGGGGGGCATCGTAGTCACGGATACGGAGATGTATCCCATCTCCAGGTCAGACTATCTGATCATTCACGACAAAAACCTGCAAGGCAGGCCGGATCGATATTTCGTGGATCGTCGTCGCGATACACCCAGCGGTGCGAATCCAGTACGAGTTCAATACTGGCTGGCCGCAGAGAACAACACCGACCGGATCATCATGAATGTCTGGAAGCAGATTCAAGATCCAGGCAACGCGCAGAACACACTCGACATTCCATTCCGTTTCCAGGAACCGTTCGTTGCAGCTCTGGCTGCGAAGATCGCTCAGAAGTATTCGCCGGAGAGATGGGAGGGTCTGGTCGCTGAATCTGAAGCATTATTCCGAGAAGCGGATGATGAAGATGCAGATACCGCACCGATGGTCATATCTGTCAATTACGATCGTTTCTATGGGAGACGCTAATGGTTAGTAGAGCGAATTTATCTGGCAGACCAAGGCCAAGTGGTGTGCTGAATCGAGTAATGAATCCGTTGCAGCGGCGAGCGAAAGCGAAGATCTCGCCTCCCGCTATACCTGGTGCTTCAGATACACCTGAATCAATAGAACAGGGCGGAGGTGGATTGAGCGGCATGCTTGGACGAGCTTTCGCACAAGCAAAAGAGGCACAGGCACAGCAAGCTAATCGAGCTGTGAAACCACGAGCGCCGGCAGAAGCACCAGTAATGAGAGGACCCAAGAGAGGGCCACGACGACAACCGACTGCCAGGGAACAGTCCATGGAAGCTCAGCAGGCAAGCGCACGTACAAGGGGCACTGCACAACGAGGACGATCAGCTCTGGAGAAGATGGGTGCTACCCAGGAAGAAGCAGTAACGCCAGCAGTAATGCCTCGTCGTGGTCGTGGTGTAGCCGGTACGCTTGCAGCGGAACAGGAAGCTACTGATCAACGAGCTGCACTTGAGGCAACCGGCGAGACTGGTGGCACCAGGTCAGAAGTCAATGTGACTGAGCCATCACTAAATGAAGCCAGGCGCAGGAGATCTCGTTCTGGTCGTATGTATAGAAGGTAGCCATGGCGATTGGTTCTGCATATGCCAAAGGGAAATGGGCACTGGGCGAATGTCGTCGCTCAGGTCGCAAGATGTTGCTGCGGAACATGGTGGCGGATGGATACTATCCGAACCTGATCGTCGATCCTGAGTGGTACGAGCCCAAGCATCCCCAGGAGTCTCTGCCCAAGGTTAGAGATCCCACTTCATTATTCCGACCAGCTCCTGATCAAGACAGATCAGATGCGACTGTTCGGCTTGATGACAATCAGCTAGTCACCGGCTTTACCCTGGGGAACGTGACTGTTGATGCTCCAGTAGTGTCGCCAGTTGTGTTGCCTCCTGCGGTTCATCAGTACGACCAGGACAGCACCGTTACTCCTGAACCAGACAGCGGGACCGGATAACGATGCCGCTATTTCCTCTCGCCTATGCAAACTCTCCTACTCCAAGCCAAACATCCTTGCGAGCGGATGCCACTGGGTCTGCGATTGAATATACGGCTCCAGCCAGGATGCAAAACCTTACCGCGCCTATTCTTTACGACCAGGGATTCACGGTCGAGTATGCGATTAAGCCGACGATTATTGGCGCACGAAACGTGTCTGGAGGTGATTCGCGAATCGTGCCCAGCGTTCACTCGCATGGGAATACCGCCACTGCTATTTTTGAATTGGGCTTTGACAACTGGGCTAACCCTGGTGTGGCAACCGACTTGCTGCCTGCCTTCACAATGTTGCCTGATAACGATAATTACCAGGTAATCTCTGAGCGAGCTTCCATCCTGGGTGAAGCTCGTGGCACCACGGTCATGGTCTTGAACAATACTTACCACCTTCTCGGAACGCTGGATGTTGCTGGTCTGTGCCAGATCTATGTCAATGGAGTGTTGGAAGGAACGGCTGTACCGAACATCAACATGGTGGTTTGGCTTTCAATTTTGAACGAATTTCTGGGTAATGGAGGCAGGACGCTACGTCGAGATTTCAGAGTCGGCACGAGGTTTCTTGCTGGCGCGTTTCGCAATAGCGCGAATGCCGGTGAAGCGACCATTGACAATGTTAGGTTTTACAATTCGCACTTTGATGCGTCCCAGGCGGCTGAGGCTGCGTCAAAAATAAACTTCACATGAGTATCTGATATGCCCACAACGACATCATTTACATACGACGAGCTGATTGCAGCCCTGGATGACTGGCTCGAAGAAACCAGTACAGAATGGACTGCTAATCAGAACAGGATTGTGTCGCTGGGCGAAAGTCGGCTCATGACTGATCTCAACTTCGAGATCTTCGATCGAGTGATTAGCGGTTCGTTGACACCGGATGTATTCGTGCAGTCAATCAAGCCATCGGACTGGCAGGGAACCAGGTCGCTGCATCTACTCGGTGCCGGTGGTGCCGATGATGACTTTGCCGATGTAGTGCTGTTGTTGGACCTGGACGGTGTGGATGGCGCTACGGTTGCGACCGACGCATCTCCAGAAAATAACTCGGTGATATTCCAGGGAGTCGTAGACCTGACAACCTCAGCGCAGCAATTCGGCACAGCATCTCTCGATACAACGACCGGCGATCCAGAGAACTATCTGGAAATCCCTCACAATCCAGCGTTCGTGACAGGTCAGCAAGATTGGACGATTGAGTTTTTTGTAAACGCGCAGAACCAGGTCGGTGGGCATGACTACATCAATCATGGTGATGGAAGTAGCGGATTAAGTAATTGGGAAGTCCTAAATTCAAACGGCACTTTGCAGTTTGCTTATTCGACCGATGGTGGCAGCTTCACTAACTTCCCGTTCTTTGGAGCGATGGCTGCGAACGGTGTCTGGTCACACGTTGCCATCACTCGAAGCGGCAATGATTTGTTCGCGCATATCGATGGTGTGAAGTCCGGTGCCACGGTTGATGTAACAGGAGTCGGCATTGGAGGCAGCGGAGTTGTAGCGATCAACATCGGCTCAAGAAATCAAAGTCCTGGCGCAAATATCGCAGAGGCAGATGCGTTTATCGATGAGGTCCGCTTCACGGTCGGCACGGCTCGATACACGACAGCCAATTTCACAGCTCCGACTCAGGCATTTCCAGACTCTGCTTCTGGTGGGCCGAAGGTCTACCTGGAACGCAGGACTTACGAATACTGCCTGGATTTCGAGCCTGATGAGTCGCTGACCGCTCAACCGCAATATTACGCTGAGTTCACCGAGACCGAGTTCTTTGTGGTGCCTGCTCCAGATATTGCGTATGGATTCGACCTTCGCCAGATCCAAACACCTGATGCTTTGGGCCCTGGTAACCAGAACACCTGGTTGGGAGACAATGCAGGCGACATGCTGCTGTACGCATGCTTGTTGGCCTCAGATGAGTTCCTGATCTCTGATACAGAAGATCTTTCGACTTGGAGGACAAGCTATGCTGAGTTGGTGACAGCCAGGAAACTTGAACTTCGTCGCCAATGGAGAGGTGATTACAGCCCGGTTAAGGAAGCGGCTAGGACGGTGGCTATCGCATGAGCATCGTAGCCGGCACCAATTTTCAATTCCTTCGAGATCAGTTGTTCAACGGTCTCCATGATCCGGAGAACGACACTTTATTCTTCGCCATGTACACAACTCAGGCTGACATCGATACGAAGACAGCAGATCTTCAATCCACTCTGACGAACGAGTTGGTGGGAACTGGATATGTGGCAGGCGGCTTCCAGCTCACGCAGACAATTATTTACACACCAGGCGGCGATGATCGTCCTGTCATGGACATTGACGACATTGTGATCCCGAATGCAACCTGGGGCATTTTGAATGATGCTGCCCAGGGAGCGGTCATCTACAATACGACAGTCGGCGCACAGAACGATAAGATCATGTGGATTCTGAATTTCGGATCGCCGGTTGCAGTAAACAACGGAACGGTAACAATTAAATTCCCAGATGCAAGTAATCCTGCTCTGGCCATCGTAAGGAGTACCGGCTAATGGCTGACACATTTACTACCTTATTGCGACTGATTAAGCAGGAGACTGGTGGCAATGAGAATGTTTGGGGAGATTTTCTTAACCTTCAGATGATCGATTTGATCGATGATGCTGTTGCTGGTTTTCAAGATGTTGATGTCACACTTTCCAATCAGATTCTCTTACCACTAAATGGCGACGATGATCCTACGCGAGCGGCCATCCTTGTAGCGAGTGGGCTTCCTCCGGATGGCACAAGGACGATCCAGGTTCCAAGTACATCGAAGCTGTATGTCCTGGCTAATGAGACGAGCGAACAAGTCACATTCAAAACAGCAGCGGGATCTGGTCTCATAGTTTTCCCAGGAGAGACCGTATCCTCTCGTGTAGATCCGAACCTCGATGACGTTGTTCCTGTCAATGATCCTCCGCAAGCAACTGAGGATAGGCAAGGTGTTGCTGAGATCGCTACCCAGGTTGAGGTGGATACAGGAACGGATGACGAACGCTTTGTGACTCCGCTGAAGTTGACTGCGTTCCCAGCGGTGAACCAGGCGACAGAGGATATAGCGGGTGTCGCTGAGATCGCTGACCAAGCAGAGACAGATGCTGGGACAGATGATGAGCGTTTTATCACGCCGCTGAAGTACGAGAACTCATCGCAGATCGCTCAGGCAACAGATACAGACCTTGGTCGTGCAAGAATCGCAACCCAGTCAGAAGTTGATACTGGCACCGAGGCTGAGGCATACGTTACGCCAGCCACACTTTCGTCCACACCTGTTACTGGAGGCACCATCTTTCAGGGATTCGTACCATCGACTGGAATTGGAGAAGTTGTACCAGCCGGCTGGTCTGCGGTTAGAAACGGTATTGGTCAATACACAGTAACTCACAATCTTGGGTTATCGGATGTGAATGATCTTATTATTCAGTTGACACCCTTGGGCGAACCAGTATTCCCATTTGGCCCAGTTACAAATCAGTTCATTACGATTACTGGACATAGCCGCACAGCAAATACTTTCCAAGTCCTTACGGGTTTTCCAGACATGGGTACTATCGGTGGTGCAGAGCATGAAGACCAAGACTTTTACTTTACATGCTTTGATATTTCATAAGTCGGACAGCCGTGAGCAGACTTCCTGACATTCCACTCGATCTTCTTCCCGGTGTCATGACCGAGGAGACAGAACGTGGTGCCAAAGGTCGCTACAAGGATGGCAATAAGATTCGTTTCAGACATAGCTTGCCTGAGAAACTTGGTGGCTGGGTGCTTCAGTCCCTGGGCACTGAAGTCGATGGTATCGAGGAGAACAGCAGCCAGAGACGAACAGCAAGCAGTGGATATGCAGCAGCAGCAAGCAGCATCACACTGGATAGCATGGTTACCTGCCTCGATCTTGATCCTGTCTGGTTGTTTGATGACTCGGTGACAGGCGGCCTGGGTACACGCACGATTGATGATGCGACCGCACTTGAGGATGAATTTACCTTTGATCTCGATGCTGCTGTCACAGCAACAGATGGAGATGCGTTTCTCATTCGGTATCCAGAGGAGTTCGGTGGTGGTGCCAGTGTAACTGCCGGTGGCACCAAGGATTCCGAGACGATCATGGTTTCTTCTCCGGTGAACACTTATTTGCGGGAAGGAACTATCGTTCGATTGCTCACTAATTCTGGTGAGCAAATCAATTTCTATGCTGCGAACTTTGGTGCTGGAGCAACCGTGTTGACGCTGAGAGATCCGCTCATCGATGACATGCAGGCCGGCACACCGAACGTCTTTATCTATGCCAATGAATCATTCATCAGGGATGACAACGAAAGCCTGGTTGTGAGATTTCTGAATCTTGATGTAGCGGCTGCGACCGAAGTAATGCTCACGCAGGCACTACCTGAAGATGCAGATGGTCTGGACATCGATATCAGGCCATTCCAGTTGACTGCTTGCGACGGTGATCAAATAGACGTTACGTCCCTGGCGATTGTGCCTGACACTGATTTTGCCATTGGCGCACCAGCAGCTTATCCAGATGGCCTGGTGATCTTGCCAGCACAGAATATCGTTCAGACCTGTTATCTCGGAGTTGCCAGGGCTTTGTGGGATTGGAGCAGCCTGGATGGACAGCGATGGCTGGCAATCGGCACCAACCTGAAACTCTACCTGGTCAACAACAACACTCTATTCGATATCACTCCATTCCGTGAGAGCGGCACTCTTACTGATCCATTCGATGTTGACATTACCGGAGCGTTCGATCCGGATGGTGGTGATGATCCAACTTTCTTCCAGGTGACAGATTCAGCACATGGAGGTGCAGTTGGCAACTTCGTGCATTTTGAAAACGCTGATTTAGTTGGCGGCATCGATCTTAATGGAGAGTTCCAGATTGTCGAGGTGGTTGATTCCAGCACGTATATTTGCCGCAGTGATGTGCCGCCGAAGTTTACAGACAGCGGTGGAGGTACAGTCGATTTCGATTACGAGATAGGAGTTGGACTTGAGGGCCAAACAGAACTCTTTGGCTACGGCACTGGTGCGTATGGCTTTGGTTTCTATGGAGTCGGCAGCTTTGTTGCTGGACTGGGAGTCATTGGAAATCTCAGAACCTGGTCCCTGGATAATTTCGGTGAAGATCTCCTGGCAGCACCGAATGAAGAACAACTGTATCACTGGGATCGAGATCCTGGACCGCTCACAAGAGCTGTCCTGGTTCCTGAAGCGCCGAATACGATCGAGCGTATGCTGATCTCGCCACAGGCCAGGCATGTGGTTGCGTTCGGTGCCGGAACAGGATCAGCCTCAGCGCCAGGAGATCCTGATCCATTGCTTATCAGATGGTCCAGCTCAGAAGATTTTTCTGATTGGATCATCAGCAGTGTAAACACTGCCGGAGATTTACGTCTTGATGTTGGCTCCGAGATTATTACTGCGGTCGAATCTCGTGGCGATATCCTGATCTGGACTGATGAATCGCTACATGCGATGCAGTTCATCGGTGGTGACCTGGTTTTCGCTTTGCGTCACCTGGGACAGTCAGTAAGGGTCATTGGCCCGAATGCTGCGGTCGATGCAAATGGCATTGTCTACTTCATGGGAGAAGATGATTTCCTGATGTATGACGGTGTGCTTCGAGTTATGGACTGCGATGTTCGCAACCAGGTTTTCGATGATATCAATACAGACCAGGGAAGAAAGGTCTATTGCGGTATCAACAAATTGTTTACTGAAGTCTGGTGGGTGTATTCATCGGAAGGCGCTACATCGAACGATCGATACGTCAAATACAATTACTACGACAACGTATGGGATTTTGGAACGATCGAGCGCAGTGCATGGCATGACAGCTCCTCGCACTTTAATCAGAAGCCTTACGGTACGTTTGATGGAAAGATCTTCATTCATGAGACTGGCGTCGATGAGACAGATCAGGAGAACAACCTGTTGCCGATGGTGTCGTTCATCGAGAGTTACGACATGGAAATTGGTGAAGGCGCGTACCACGCATTCGTGCGTAAGATGATTCCTGATTTTAAGACGCTTGTCGGATCGGTTGATTTGTCGTTGACAGCAAAGGCTTATCCTTCAAGCACTGGAGTAGAGGTTGTTAGCAAAGGTCCATTTACTGTTGCGCCAACCACACCATTCGTTAATCCCAGGATCAAGGGCAGACAGATCTCATTCCGGATTGAGTCAGATGCGATTGGCGATGACTGGCGCATGGGCACCTGGCGAGCGCAGCTCAGAAGGAAGGGAAGGCGAGGTAACTAATGGCTTCTGGTTTCACTAGCGTTCAATTTGAGCCTGTATACGATGTTTACAAGATGCGGGTTTTGGTGGATGACCTGGAGCGCAAATTCCGGGAGCAGGCGCTTGAGTTCGAGAGTTTTTCTGGCATTCATAATAATCTTACTGGTCGTAGCGCACCAGACGCTCATCCGATTTCTGCGATCTCAGGATTGACAGCCGCACTTGCCGCAATCGGTATAACCCTGGCTGATCACGAAACCAGGATCGCTGTTCTTGAGGCCCAGGATGAGTCTGATTCCTTCCTTGAGTGGGGGATGTAATGCCATATGTTGGAGCGTCACTCGCAGATGGTCAGCTTCCGGACACGGTGGGTACGTTATTCACTGCATCGGTATCTACGATCATACGATCGTTTGATGTCTATAATGATGGTCCTACGCAGCAGGATGTCATTGTGTTCATTCTCCGGAATGGATCGACGACCAGGAAAGCTGGGAGGGCAGAGCTGAAACAAAACGAATTTGCTGAGGTGCTATCCGATGGCAAGGTCTGGGTGCTATCTGCGAATGATGAGATCCAGGCTGAGACCAGCACGGCAGGCCAGGTCGATTTCACGATTACTGGAGCAGAGTTAGCATGAAGACATTCACATCTGAGGGCATTGAGAAGCAGGAGAACGCAGATGTCCTGGTCGAACTGGAGAACATACAGACAGGCTTGCGAAGCATCACCAATTTGCAACAGGAGCAAACGCGAGAACTGAAGATCGCCAACTTGCATTTCGGCATTATTAACGATCAACACATTGAGGAGCCAGCATAATGGGACTTGAAATTGAAAGTGCAGCCGATGGCAACAAGCTGCTTATAAACGAACAGG